GAGGGGTCAGCCTCAAAGTTGTTCTTATTACACAGTATCTTTAACCGTTCAGCGGTAGGTAACCAATCCTCAAGACATACGGCTTCTTTCAGTATCCAGTAAACATGTACACCTCGCCCTGAGTTTATAACCGTTGGGCGTGGTAATGAGTTAACCCTACAGAATTCTTTTAAGGCTGATATCGCATCTTGTTGTGTAGGGAATTCTTTAGTTGGGCCACAGTCTAAATCTAAAAAGAAAGACTTGATGTTCTTTACGTTATCTACCTTACGGGAATTGGTTTTGTTAAACGTGGATAAAGCGAAGTAGACATTAAAACCTTGGTTATCTAGTACGGTTGCATCATCGAGTAGGGCATCGACAGAGGTAAAAAACTTTTGAACCCTACGATCTGTGCGCGTGTTTGTTGCGAAAATACAATATAGTCCATCCTCTGCTAGGGCTTTTTCTAGAAATATTTTTGTTTCCATAGCTTTCTCAAAACTGAAAGTGACCACGGCAGGGGTAAGTATCTACCCTTTTCGACAATGCTAGCCGTGGTATTTTAGAGTATAGGCTTCTGTTATTAGAAACCTAGTAACTACCCTATACTAATCGTCCCAGTTGGCAACGAGGGCACTAAGATCAACATCATCTTTAGGTGCAGCCGTCTTGGACTTCACTTTCTTTTTTGGTACTTCTATAACTTCAGCTACTTCAGCTACTTCAGCTACTTCTGGTACTGCTTCCTCCTCAAAGACTATAGTAGGTGTAACCTCCTCCGTTGAGTCAAAGCCTTCAGCAGTTTCCCGGAATGGCGATCCTCCTTCAAAGTCCCCGTCAGTAGATTCAAAAGGAGACTCAGCTATATAAGGCTTGTAAGCCAAGACCTGCACCGCACGTATCCGTAAAGACACACCTGTCCCGATACTACCAACACCGTGGTAGGGCACAAACTCTACGAACAGGTTAGCGGTACTACCAGTGGTCAACTGGAATCCTGCTTCTAACTCGTTATTCTTAGCGTCAAAGTGCTTGGGTGCGCGTGTAGCTTCTACACCATCAAAAGACCCTTTCAGGTTACACTTACCTACGTACGTACCATCTTCTTCATTTTTCTTAAAAGGCATAGGAACTTTTTCAGGCCAGTTATCCTTACGGGCCGTGTGGTAAGCAGTAGCCATTTTCCCCATCAGGGCTTTAGCAGTATCTGAATCCATCACGAAACTAGTTTCGTACTTCGCGTTATTCTCCAACGGGCCACATGGAATACTTTTGTTTTCCGTGTTATCAAACCTGTACGGCTTATCAAGACGCGGGTATAAAATGCTAACTTTCTTTATGAGGTAACTCATATTCTCTCCAATTTAATTTTTAATTGTAAAACCGTCAGTTACTGCAAATGGGGATTCACTTCTATCTTCTACCGCAGGGGTAACATTTAATGTTAACGCTTTAGTAGTATCCTCGTGATCCATCATTCCCTTGACTGTCTCTAGCTCCTGCTCCTCCAAAGGTCGTACTGGCCTAAAAAAGAGTTTTGGTGTGTCGCTTTCGGCATCAAAATACATGCTTGTCACCAAAGCAACGAAAGGCGTTTCCCTCGCCTCAAGGTATCGTGCGTAAGCACGTAGGGGCATACCCCCCTTTACTGCATCCCCAAATATAGACGTGGGGGGTAGTTGTAGCTGATAAACTGTTTCCAGATCATCCTCTAGAACGAGAGCTAAACGCTGTACAAATCTACATGCACGTCCTGTCCCCCTCCCCGAACCCCTAATGTTTTGTGTGCAGTCTATACAGCGCGCTGATTCCCGCTGGTTTTCCGGTACATCTAACGCTGGTGTTTCATTATTACTTGACCAGCAAGTAGGTTTAGCCACTTTCTCAGAGCTATACGCATCTTTGTAGTAAATCCTTGACACAAAAGCTACGCCTACAATCACTACAGGTACATTGGTTAACCCTTCAGTAGGTAATCCCCTAAAGGTTTTTTCGCGGATACTAATTCTATTCATAGATCAGCATCTGAATCGGGGGCTACATCCCCCCACGTACCAATGTTATCTTCGGTTAAGACTCTAACCTCTGAGATTCTGCCCTCTCCTTTAGTCGCCGTGTACATGGCATCAGAGAGCTTTTCGATGGTGTCAGGATTACTAGTAGTCACCGCAGTCATAAGCCACGGCTCCTCTCCCCCCTCATCTGCTAACAACGCAGCTTCCACCGCCGCAAGGTTAAACCTATACGTCTGTTGAATATGTACGTAGGTATCTTTGGGAATCTTACCTTGGCTTACCCAAGTACGGATTAACCTCTCCGATACCTTGAAGTGGTCAGCTACTCCTTTGACGTTAACGAATTCGGTCATGGTTATTTCTTCCTTACTGATATTGTGTATGTAGAGTTAGAGTTAAGCCCTTTAGGTAGTAGATCAGGATTCTCCTCTAGGAACTCTCTCATGTGTTTTTGGTTAAGCCGCTTGTCCAGTAACGAAGGCTCCTGATGCTCAAGAATAAACTCGTGCATCTTTTCCCAATCGCTAGTCCAGTAAGTCTGTTTAACCGTGCGGTAAAACAAGCCTTCTGAAGTTCTAACACTGTCAACACCATGCTCTTTGCAGTGGCCTAGCAGTGCTGCTTTAACCGCATCAAGTTGCTCTACGAGTACCGTATCCTCTGCTTCATAGGCTCCCTTGATCTCAGAGCGACGATCCCGTATCTTCACGTACGTCTTCACTAATTTATCTAGAGACACATCTGGTAGCGGTATGCTGGTAGCAGTGTTACTCATTTCCACCTCCTTCACTTATCGAATGACAGACTATAATGGATTGTATTTGACTACGCAAGTATATCATTGTATAAATCTATCATCTTTGTATGTATGTTGATTTTGTTGTCTAACATAGCGTAAACACGTTTTTCTATGGCTGATCCTTGCAACTGTACCACAGTACATTTATGGTCTTGCCCCGTTCTATGTACACGTGCGTTAGCCTGTAGGTAAGTCTCCAACGAGGAAGTCGGCCCCCACCAGACAACGGTATTAGCAGCGGTCAAAGTCACCCCATGTGCAGCGGCTTGCGGCTGGATAACTAACACCCTAGGGTTATCAGTTCTCTGGAATCGGCTGAATATTTCTGTCCTCTTATGCGCGGGTACGTCCCCACGTATTACCTCAGTAGTTATCCCTTCCCCTTCTAGCTTATCTACAAGGATGTCAATAACGTGTTTGAAGGGTACAAATACCAACACTTTCTTACTAGACTCATCAATCACTTCCCGCAGTACGTTGTATCGGTGCGAGATATCAAACTCTAACGTGTCTCCAGCATCGGTATAGACTGCACCACACGAAATCTGCAATAGCTTATTCATAGCAACCGCAGCGTTAGCCGCACTAACTTGCTCCCCACCTGCGTCCATCACTAACTTATCTTGTAACATCTTATAGTACTTGTTCTGCTGTCGAGTTAACGCTACCTCACGTTTGACATAGACCATAGGAGGGAGGTCTAGGCACTCCTCCTTCGTATACCTAATAGCGGGTTGCAATACTTGATATACCGTTTCGGTTGCATCAGGCTTTGGCACCCATCTAAAGTTAGTCACCTTAGTCATTACACGATCCCTAAACGCCCCCGCAAACCTAGGTACAGCGGCTGGGTTAACCAATCTCGCTAACCCGAAAGCGTCTACAGGGCTTTGCGCGGCAGGGGTTCCAGTCATCATCCATAACCACGGCTCTGAGGTCATCAGCCTCTTAAGCGTTTTCCAGCGTTTAGTCTGTGCATTCTTGTAGTGCGTTGCCTCATCTATGATGATCAGGTCAAAGCCCCCTTTCTGTATAACTTCTTCTACTATGTTCACCCCGTCATAGTTAATCACTACATACTCAGCGTCACTCTCTATGACTTCGGTTCGTTTCTTCTTAGAGCCATAGGCCACACCTACCTTACGGTGCATGGCAAATGTGAACAGATCATTACGCCAAGCCGAATCCATAATAGATAGAGGGCATATCACAAGGACTCTGTGTATAGCCCCCACGTCCATTAGGTAATCCGATGCCCAGATAGCACTCGCGGTTTTACCTGTACCCTGCTCATTGAAGCAGAAGGCACGTTTGTGCATGGTAAGGAATGAAGCGGTAGTTTTCTGGTGGTCGAACGGGGCGTACTTACCCGTCCATGTATACTTACCCTCAATGGGGGATGGGACTTTTATATT